TCAATATGTACATCTAAACTAGTAAATGGCAAAATATTGGAATTACGCAAATAATTCTTTATAATTGTTATAAAACAAATATGTTAGATGCACAAAAAATAAAAACTAATTGGGAAGAATATCGAGATAGAGTTAATTCTTTGTTTCCTACTCGTTCTTCCCAACTAAACAAACTATATGATGAATTAGAAGAAAGAATGGTATTTATGCCAGCTTCTTCCATGGAACATTTTCATAATGCATTTTCAGGAGGATATGTAGACCATGTACTTCGAGTAATGGATTGTGCATTAACTTTGCATGATACTTGGAGCAAATCTGGAGCAGATATGTCTGGCTATACTACGGAAGAATTGTTGTTTGCAGCAATGCATCATGATTTAGGTAAATCAGGTTTCCCGGGCGATGGTAATGAAGTATACCAAATAGAAACATCAGATTGGCATCGTAAAAATCAAGGAAAACTTTACAAAACAAATTCAACAATTCCATTTGCAATGGTACCAGATTTATCTTTATGGTTGTTGCAAGAATATAAAGTTCATGTATCTTGGAATGAATATCAAGCTATTAAGATACATGATGGCATGTATGACGATGCAAATAAACCTTATTTTGTTTCTAGATCACCCCAATCAAAATTAAAAACAAATTTGCCAGTTATTTTGCATCATGCAGATCACATGGCATCTATTATAGAATATGAACGATGGAGAAACAACAAAAACGGGTCTCCTAATCATGTTTCCGAAAAAAGTAAAACACAAAAAAGTAATGGATTAAAAAACTTGGCAGAAAATAATCCGCAAGTTGAACAATCAATTAGCGATATATTCAAAACATTTAATTAAACAATCATTATGACATTAATAATAATATTAGTATTAGCAGCAGCTACTACGTATTTATCATATCGAGTTTGGTATTTAGCTGGAGTATTGGCTGACAATCAAGATCTAGACGAATCAAATTTAACGTATATAACTAGTCTAGAACAAAATAATCAATACATGTACACAACAATTGTTGATTGTTACAATAAAATGAAAGAGATAGATCGACTAGGAGCATTTGAGTCAGACGACGAATCTGGAACTACCTTCCAATTATTGAATGATGTTATAACAAAATTAAAACAAGAATACGACAATGGCACGGAAGAAGAAAAGTAATAATTATTTTACAAAAATAACAGATATAGCTATATCAGCATATAATCGATCAGCTGAGTTTCCTAGAAAGCGCGAACGCATCTATAAACGATTTATATATCCTGCATTTCTTAAAATGGCAGAGAATTTAATAAATACTGTTAAACCCACATACATTGATTCTTCCTTTGTAGACTTGCAAACTGACTTGGTTACATATTTAACTGAACGATTAAATAAATTTAATCCAGAAGCTGGCAAGGCATATTCATATTATACTAGAACATCATTTAATTATTTGATTGCAGAAAATCAAAAAGCATATGCTAAACTTAAATCAAATACATTGGAATTAAACATTGATGAACAGCGCAACATCGTAACTGAAATCCATAATACCGATATGGCTGAAACGTTGCGTGAATTTATGGATGCTTATATAGAATATTGTTACAACAACTTAAATTATTTGTTTCATAACTCTACAGATATACATGTTGCAGACTCTGTTCTTCATATATTTGAAACTCGAGAAAATATTGACGACTTTAATAAAAAAGCATTGTATATTTTTATACGTGAACGTACCGGTTACGAGACAACTAATATAACTCGTGTTATTAAAGTTTTAAAACAATTATATAATAACAAGTTTCAAGAATATGAACATACAAACTTTGTAAATTTGCCTTTTTGATATTTATATTAAAGAAGTTTACATAATGGATAAAAATGATGAATTATTCAAAGGTACTAGTTTTGCAGATTTAATGTCTGATGTTTATCATAATTCTAAAAAAAAAGATAGACAAATCAATCAATTAATATCTCAACTACAACCATTAATAAAAAATGCGTCAGATGCTACAATCATTGTTCCGCTAATTAAAGAATATTTAGATGTTGCAGTAAAAAATGACGACCACCTAGTTAAATTAACAGCAATTGTTCAACGTTATATTTCAACCAAACAAACTATATCTGGAGCAGATGGATTACTTAGTGACGATGAAAAGCAGCAGCTTCTCAAAGTAGCTGAGCAAACATTATCATCAGAATTGCAAGATGAATTAGATAATATTGATCATGAAGAAAAATTATTAGATCAACAAATTGCTGCAGCAAAATCTAAAATAAACATCAAGGATTAAGATGCCAATTAATACAGATATAGAATTTTATATTGGACAAGTAGTTCCATTAGAGGCAGAACATCAAACATACATACCCGGTGAACAATTAGGTAAACAAAATAAATTATTTTGTATTTCTGTACTAGTTTATGAAAGTTCTAAAGAAACTCTTATCAAAAATGTGCAGCCAATTTCAGCTAACATTAAACAAATTCCAATAATTGGAGAATCGGTATTAATAGTAAAAGGATATAATAATACAACAACTAGGACAACTAGATCGCACCAATGGTATTATTTTCCAAGTATTGGTACAATATCTAATGCAAATCACAATTACCAAACCCCATTAGCAGTTAATTCATCAACGTTTATAGAAGATGCTAATTTTTTAAAAACTGAAATTATTCCCAAACAACCATTTAGAGGAGACTTTTTAATTGAAGGTCGTTGGGGTAATTCTATTAGATTAGGAAGTTCGGTCAAAACAAATGAAACTGAATATACTGTTGCATCTACATGGAATAGTAATAAAGATGGCGATCCTATTATTATACTGTCTAATACACGAGCTAAACCACCAACTGGGGAACCAATTAAAACATATTCGATTGAAAACGTTGAATCTGACGATGCATCTTTATATTTAACTAGTACTCAAAACGTTAAACGTTTATTATTTGGCACCAAGAAAAATCCAAATTCATTAAAAACAATGTTACCAAATGAGTCTGAATTTAAACAATCTCAATTTATAGGTGTTGCTGATCGCATTGTCTTAAGTGCAAAAACAGATTTAGCTGTTATAAACTCTCCGCGCGGAATCATTTTAAATACCACCGGTGTAGTTAAAATTGGAAATGATTCAGCTACATCAAATCTAGTTCACGGAGACATATTATATAAAATGCTGCAACAAATTCTTAATCAACTACGTACTCCTATTCAATGTGGTACCATGTTAGGCGGATTCACAAGTTATAGTGGAGCATCAGCAGCACAAAAACAATTAAAAACTTTGTTAAGTTCAAAATATTTTATAACAAAAAACCCTTATAAATAAAGACAAAATATGAGTGCAATAGTTCCACCATTGGATTTGATTCCAAAACTACCCGCAAAAGGTGTTAATAAATTTGTTGGTGTATTTGATAAACAAATTGATCGGTTAGTAGATCAAGTTATGAAAGTAGTACATGATTCTACAAAATTACCGCCTAATTTAAAATGCAATGATCCTAGTATCAAGAAAATTAAAGATCAAATTGCACAAATACAAAAACAAATTGTAACAATTCAAGAATTAGTTCCTAAGATACAAACAGCGGTATCTACAATTAAATCTTTAATAGCTGTTGCGCAAGGCATTAAATTAACGTTAACGGCTGCTCAACTAGCAAATCCAATTACAGCACCGGTATTTATTGCTAGTCAACTCATGTTAATACAAGATGCTGTTCTAGTTAATGCAATTACATCATTAACTTCATTATCAGCAATACCTGCAACACTACCTGGTAAACTTGCTCCATTAATTCCGCAATTAGTTGCAGCTGCCAATATTGTTGGCAATGCCTGCGGCAATGAAGAGCCTCCTTTAGATATTCCTACAGTATCTGATAATGGAGATTCTGACGGTAGCGATGGTGATTCTAGCAATAATAGCAATAATGGTTATGATGGTCTAGGTGATCGAATAGATGGCATTGACGACGTTGCTGGCTACGGTGACGCGTTAAAAACAGAATTTTATACAAAAGTCAATGTTTCAGAAGAAGACCTAGATTTTCGATCAGATACAATTGAACAACTATTAAGTCAACAACGAGATCTATTATCTTCAATTTTAGAAGCGCCTAGTAAAGTATACTTTACAGACGTGGAACCAACCGGATCACTTGGCAAATTAGGAGATTATGTTGTTGATAACAGCAATAAAAACATATATGGTCCTAAATTAGAAAATGATTCTTGGGGACAACCCGTAAAATTTTAATACTTATATTTATTATAAAATACTCATATGAACTCAAAAACACTTATATTAGCACTTAAATCTGCAGTACGACAAGTT